CTGCTTCTTCGCCCTCATACCAAGCATGGAGATGAGAAACGGCTTCTAGTAAATGTGAGATAGAAGAAAGTTCATTGTGACCTTCCTTCATTTCTTGCGCTTCAATAGAAATGAGATTTGCTAACGCTTCGCGGGCGCGCTCGTACTCACCTTTATCAAACTTGAAAAGATCACCCAAAATAGACTCAGGTACGGCAATTGTTTCTGTTTCCATTGGGTTCTCCTTAATTAAATTACCGTCAGATTGTAAACCTTTTTCCTTACTCTCTGCCTTGTATTTGCCACCGCGCTTTTTGTATTCGCGCACTACCCAGGCATTTGCATAGGCAGATGGGTACACATCAAACTTCGCTTTAGCCGCTCTAATGACCTCTGCGTATAATTCTTTATCCGCAGGCTCGCCCTTACGCGGTTTAATTACTTGAGTGAAATCTTCTTCACCCTCTTTTTTCTCAATCCATTCTTCAACCTGTACCAAGTCTTTTGCGCCATCAACAGACTTAGCCAAAACCAATTGGCAGTTAGGGTTGGCAGGGCGATCCACTAAACTGATTTCTACAATCTGACCATCAACAATGCGACCATTTGCCGCTTTGCTATCGCGCACAACGCGTGGGTTTTTAATGCCTACTGAAAAGCCCTTGAGTACGCCAGCATCTACCTTCTTAACTGAAACAGGATCTACAACCAATACGCCAATGTAATGTCCATCAGCCTTTGCCTCATACTCTTTAGCAACGCCTGCGGCAATTTGGCTGTGTTGCTCTCTAATGTTTCCACCTGACTTAAACCAGGCGGGCATAGCGCGCTTTAACCAATCGCCATCACAAATCTGTTGATCAATGTCTAGTGAGTCATCTGTTGCCTTTCCGTAAACGGTCATTGTGCCGTCTGCGTTACGGTCAGCCTTCTCAATACTAAAGTATGAGGTGGTTGTTAGATTACTAGCCATTGATTTCTCCTTGTTTTCCTGTTCACTGGTAATTCTTTTAGCCCATGCTCTACCAGCGTCTCCGCCCCAAAGCAACCAAGCAATGTAACCTGCACTATCTACGCCCCAGCCTTCGCCTTTTTTATCAACTTCATGGCGGGCAAAGTAAGAGTTCATTCTCTTTAATGTGTCTAATGATAATGCTTTTCCGTTTGATAAGTCGCGGGCGCGGGCAACACCTACCTCTGTTCCGCCACGGCCATGCTTTGCTCTAAGTTCTAAACCGCGTTTAGCGTTACTGCGCACTGCTTGAGGTGGTACAAAGCCATCACTCATGATTACTCCTTTGCGCGTTTACCATAAGAGTATCAATTTTTGGTTACACAAGCGTTTTTAATCAACAGGGTCATAGCCAAACTCATTGATACTGTTGCCATCAAACCATAGATCTTTAGCAGGAATAACCTGGCTTAATACTTTGCCGCCACTTGATAAATTACTACGCAAATGTTCTTTGGCATAAGTAGGCGAAAGTGTTACCCAGTCACCAGGATTGATTTTGTCCACATTTTCAGGAACGGCTCTGTAAATAGTTACAGGGGCATTAGGTTTGTCTCTAATTGACATAAGTACAGAACGGCTTTCTTTATCTGATTGCTCGTATGCTGAACCATACAATTGAGGTTTGTCATAAAACCCTGGCATCATTTCATCACCAATGTTCGTTGCAGGCGATCCAAATTCATCAGCGCGTCTAGGGGCTTGATGGCGCATGCGGTAATCATCTGTTTCTTCATAAGGCTCAGCCGCACCCGCTTGTTCTGCTCCTTCTACCGCCGCGCCTCCACCAACACCGCCACCTTGCGGGCCACCTGATCCAAAAGTAAAGCGGCCCTTAGAGTCACGGTTAGGGTTGTTCTTTTCAATGTCTGCTTTTATTAAAGCGCCCCATTTTGCAAATAACTCAGTAAGTTCAGCGTTCTTATTGTTCTTGCCGTAGCGTTCAGCGTAAATTCGTTCTGCCTTAGCATCACCAAAGATTGCTCTTTGTTGCAACTCAAATTTGGGCATGTTGGAGTAATCATTTATGTCTCCTACTTGATCAATAAAATTACTCATTGTTACCCCTGTCCTGTCTGTCTCATAGAAGGTTTCCATTTTAAGTAATCGGGCATTAAATCCCAATACTCTTGTAAGCCCAAATTCCAACCAAAGCGTTCAGCAAATGCTTGAGTCACTGGTGTTTGTTCTCCCAAAAGCCATTGAGCAAACACTTCAGCATAGGCTTCTTTAGCGTTCTCAGTTCCATAAGCGCTCCATAAATCGCCATCTTTATACTTACGGCGCAACCCTCCTACAAATCTGCCACGCATAGGGTTGTTGCTATTGCTATCTACATCATGGCCTAATTCGTGTGCAATAGTGTATTTGTTTTCATTCACTTCATAAGCAACAGGCATGCTCCAACGCGTTTTATTGCCATTAGGCAAACGGTATCTTGCAATGTCTGCTCCTGGTTCTGTCAAAATTCTAGGAGCGCTCACTGCATTTCTAACAGTTTGAGCGCTAAACCAAATAGTGTCATGACCCAAATAAGTGTAAGCATTAACATTACCTTTAGTGCCTTCCACGCCTTCCTTAATTAAAAGCAAGAAATCTTTTATTGTTCCATCAGGATTGAGTTTGCGCCAGGCAGGTAATTTTTCATAAACCTCATCAAAATTTGTTAAAAACGCATCTAACATTTCATCAGTTACGGTTTTTAATTTTTTGTCTAGCAAAACAGTAACATTGCCTTTTTCAAGAATAATACTTGCGTCATTAAACTGATCTCTAATTATGCTTGTTTGAAATAAATTAGGCGGCGGAAGATTGCGTGAAATTCTGTATCTAGTTTGTCTTTCTATCCAACCCGCTTCATCAACTGGTTGCCATTCTGTTGATGATGTAACTGTTGGCACTAATGGTTCAGTTGAAATTGCACCGTCAGCACCAGTTGTAGGGGTTGTAACTGTTCCATCAATGCCAGCGGGATCATCTTCCATACCAGGAATTACAGGTAGTAACACACAACGGCAGTGTGGGTGAGCAGGGGGTTGAGCGTCACCTGACGCAAATGTTTGCCCAATCTGAATTATTTGCCCATCATTCTTTGCACAAATGTCACACGGATCAGATACGGCCCATTCCATTTTTTGCAAACCTGCCGCCTGGTATCTTTGAATAGTTGAAAATGACATAGCGCGGTTTTGCTCAGTAATAGCAATAGTTAAAGCGCGGCTAGGGTTTGCAACATGCTTGCCAATCATTACTGCGGCACTCTCAGCATCTAAGCCTAAAGTGATTGCATTAGAAAGCGCAGTGCCTAAATTTTCAACAGTTTCTTTGTTAAAATTTTTGAAATAACTATCAGCGTTTACTGTTCGCAAGTATTTGCTAAAACCTTCAGTTGGAGTAATTCTTAAAGCGGTAGCCGTATCTCCTGGCCGCCATTTATCCCAATTGATTTCAATGTCATCAGCCTTGTTTGCTATACGGGTTTTTTCTAACCATTCACTAGCGGCAACAGCACCCAAAACATAAGCCTCAGCCCATGCTTGCATAACGGCATTGCGTAACGGTTCATCATTTAAGTACACATTTAGCAAAACCCATGAACGAGCGCGCACACGATCCTGGGTAGGGTTATCCGTAGGCTGTGGCATTGTTTCCTGGTATTTGTTAAAGACTCGCTTGAAGTCTGTTACCTGGTGCAGTGCCGCCCTAATCTTCACTGCGTTCTTTGCCGCTAAGCGCCCATCTGCCTTGAGAGCGCCCTCAATCATGTTAGATAAGCCTTAGCCAGCGCTCGCGCAGTATCTAAATCACCATCAAAAGCACAACGGTTGAGCGCATCTCCCACAATTGGATCAAGTGATTTGAATTCAAATAATCTTGCGCGCTTACCCTTAGCCGCCCATTTCATAAATGCTTTTACTTCAGTCACTTCATCTTCTTCAGGCTGTACCTCTGTTGAAGGTTTTTGTTCAAGAGGATTTGGTGTTGTAGGCGCATCAGGTGTTGCATCAGGGCCGCTTAGTGTTGGCGCTGTTGCCGCCGCCGCCGCATCAATCAATCCATCAGGTGAGAATAAAAGAACGCTTGAACCTGCAACCATAATTGGCATGTCTGCTTGAGGTGTATCAAGCAATGGCAAACCAAGTTCTGATCTGCGTTCATTGATTGACTTACCACCTGAGCGCACTTCAATCTCATTCTTACGCGCATTTTCTTCTGTGTCTTTACGCTCTGATGTTAGCAATTTGAATTCAAGTTCACGCGGCATACCTAAGTATGTGTAAGAAAGATTTGTTAGTTGCTTAGAGATCCAGTTAGCGAGCGGCCCAATACCTAGCGCTTCGCCATTCTCTGCTTGTCCTTCTGAGTAGCCAGCGCCACCCAATCCGCCCTTTGGTGAGAAACCAATTTCAGATGGTTGTACGCCAAAGTGTCCGCAAATAGAAGTAACTAAATAATCATCAAGTGTGTCTTTGAACTTCTCGCCATAACCTTCATTAACGATAGGTGTAAGACCCTTTGGCAATAGGCGAGCGCGCTTGCGTTGCTCTGTCTGTCCTGCAAG